GGTTTCGATGTACACGCCCTGCTGCCCTTCGAGGTAGCAGTACTCCACCGTGTCGATCTGCGCCGGGTCCGCAATGAGATACCAGGCGGTCGCGCTCGCCGCGTCGAGACGCGGTTCGACGATGGGCACCAGGCTGCGCACCCACTCCGGCACGACCTTGGTGGCGTCGGCCGAGGCGATATTGATCGGGTAGACAACCTGTAGCATGTAGGTTTCGAGCGCCGTCGGCACGGCGATAAACCGCGGAACCAGGTTCAAAGGAGTACCCTGCGGCCCCTTTTGCAGCCGCAACGCCTTGCGGCCGAGGCCCAACGCCACCAACGCCACCGCGTTCGACACGGTGGGATCGATGCTACTGGCAGCGGTGCTCAGAAGATTGCCGTGTCCGGTCGCAAACAGCGCGGTCGGGTTCGCGTCGCCAGCGTACTTCGCCGACGGATTCGAAGTGATGATCGCCCACACCGTATCGGACTCAAGCCGCGCCGCGGCCACACCGAGCAAGGCGGGGACGCGCGTGAACGCCTGGAGGTCGTCGTTGATGATGACCTTGCGGGTCAGCGCCACGATCTCGCCATAGGTCGCGAGCTGATAGCTGATGTTGTTGTCAGTGAGCTGCGCCCGATGGTACTCGCCTTGCTCATTGAGCTTCTGCAACGAGGGCGCGTCGGCCAGCATCACGCGGTTGATGGGCTTGAAGTCGGCCGCCGTCATCTGGCGGCAGAAGGGCTGGAACGTGCGCGGATAGGCTTCATAGCCCTGGCGCAGGGTCTTGTTCGCGACGTTTGCCAGAATCGCGGGAAAGTCCGAGGTCGATTCGCCACCGCCCTCGAAATACTCCACTCCGCGCGATGGCGCCCGGAGAGCCACCTCCGCGATCCGCGTGTTGTCCCAACCGCGCGTGTCGATGCTCCGGAGTTGGAGATACTCCTTGGCCATGTCGATGAGCTTGAAGTTGCGGTATTCCCGCGCCATCTCCTCGGCATCCTGCTGCTGCTTCTCCCCGCAGCCGGCCAGGAACTGACCGCTGAGGGGATGCCGGCTCAGGAAGAACCGGCTGTCGGCCCGCAGCAACATTGACATCTGCATGCAGCCAAGCCGCTTCGTGATCACGTCGGCCCCGCCCAGCGCCGCCCCTGTGCCCTGCGGATTGAAGTCGCCCCCGTTCGCGTCCTTCTTGCCTTTCTGTTCCAATTGGGCGAACAACTCCTTCCGCGCCTGATCCACGGACACGCCCTTGGCGATGAAGTTGCTAATGACAGTGCCGTCGATTCCATATCGGTGGACGGTGGCGCCCAGCGATTGAATCTCGCTGACGCGCAACCGCTCGGCAGTGACCGCCTCATCCCGCGCGGCGGCCAAAGCCTGTTCATTCATCACTACCCGGGCATCCGCGCCCGCTCCCGTTCCCTGCTGCGTTGTTTCTGGCATGGCAGGTTTCTCCTTTCGCGGGCTGATTGCCCGAATTGCATCGATCACACCGGTGTCCGGCGTGCCGAAAACTGTGATTTCCCCGTTGGGTTGTGCGCTCAAAAAGCACGTATTGAAATCCGCCGGCACCGTGCACGGAGAGATTTCGAACGGCTCCCAATCGGTCGCCTTGAACATGCCGATCTCCTGGTTGTTCAAGTACGGCGGTTTGCCCTCCGGCATGCCCTCTGTCTGCATGTCGGTTTTCTCGCGCTGGTAAATGAACGTGCCGAAGCTGAGGTTCTGAAGGATGCCGGTGCTGGCCTTGCGGAACATCTCCATGCCGTCCGGGTCGCCCATGTCGAACTGGAGCGTGGCCATTCCCTTGTCGCCGTTGGGCCAGGCGCGCCGGACGACGCCGACCTGGGCCCGCGTGCCGACCTTGCCGGCTATGATCGATTTGAAATCGTCGCCGGTAAAGTGGGTGTCGAAGACCGGCGCGCCGTTGTTCAGCCGGTCGAGGCGGGCGCCCTCCATGGCGAGCTTGAGCATGTAGGGCTCGCCGGTCGAGCGGTCGATCCGCGGCACAAACGCCCCGCTGTACCAGACGACGTCGATAGTGCCGTCCTTGGGGTTCGCCGTCGATGGGAGCAGCTGCGCGTCGGCAGAGAAGACCTCCGACTGGCGTCCGTCCTCGGCGGCGCCGGAAGTTGCAGCGTCAGCACTGGCACCGATCCGATGAACCTCCGTTGCTGCCGGAGTTGCGGGCGGGTCCGGCGCAGCCGGCGCGTGGATCCCCCGATCGTGAAGCTGCTCTGCTAAAAGCGGCATCGATTGTGCCTCCTAGTTCTTCACCGCGTTCACGGCGATGTAATCGCTCTCGCCCAACTTCTGGAACTGATAAAGCTGCTGCTGAAGCCAGGCCAGATGGCCTTTGAACTTGTCGTCGCCCTCGCGGTGCCACTTCGCGAGGTGCTGGTATAAGTGGAAGTTCGACATGTCGTCGCCCTCGTAGCACTGCTTACAGAGCACCGTGAACCGGGCAACGGCTGCCTGCTCGGCGGCGCTCGCGTCGGTGAGGATGTCGCCGATCTTGTTGTGGGTCGCGGCGGGCTTGGGTTCGACCACCGGCGCGCCTTCCAGGAACAGCAGCCGGCTCGTGAGGCACTTCAAGTGCTCCTGGCACTGGTCGTGAAGCTGCTTCAAGCCGTCGGCCAGATCGAGACCCAGCCGCTTCACATCGCGCTCGTCCGTGAAATACTGGAGCATTAATGAAGCCTCGATTCCGATGGCTTCCTGTAGACCGGTCATTACATCCGGATTTCCTTTCATTGGGTTGTTCGCTCCTTTGCGTTTGGATTTATCCCCGGTAAAGCCGGGTCGTGGATTGCCAGTTGGTCGTGACTCGCGAGATGCCTGCCACCAGGAGTTCCTTGACCATCGCCATGTCCTCCTCGGACAACTCGCAAATCCCGAGGCCCTGGCTGCCGGATCCTTTGCCGGTAGGCTTGCTGGACGGTGTGCGCTCTTCGGTGTTGGCCGGCTGCTCTTGGCCGCGCAGAGTAACGTTACGCGGATCGACGTCGAGAATAATCTCGTACTTGTCCACCAGCTTGTTGAACAGCGCGATCTGGGAGAGTTGCGTCGTCGGATCGTAGCCATTCTCCAGCACCGCCTCGAACCAAGTCTTCCGGCCCATGCGGACGTCCTTCAGGACGGACTCGGCGTCCTTTACCGGATCGACCGACTCGAACCGGGGCGCGGTCCACTGAACCTGCTTGAGGTTGATTTTCGGATCGTTCACCGCCGCCATCGGAATCTTGCCCTGCAGGACCAGCACGTCGATGAACCGCCGCCATACGGGCATGCAGCATAGCGGCATCAAAGTGAGCCACCGGTAGTTCTCCACCGTGTTCCGGAAGCCCAGCATCCCGCCGCGCCAGGACGAATAGTTCACCTGCGACATGTCGCCGGTGCCGAGTTCATATGGCAGGCCGATGCCGGCCATGATCCCCTGCAACTCGGTCATTTTGTACTCGCGATAGCCGCCGGCCGGAGGTGGGTTGTTGAATTTGACATCCTGGCCCGGCTTCAAATACTCCACCATCCCCGGCTGGAACGTCTCGACGCCCACGTTGCTCAACGGATCGGTCCCGGCGATGCCCACTGGATCGCCATCGATTCCTTCCGGTTGCGTCACGAAGGCGGCGACACAGGCCTCGATCTTCTTCCGGACGCGCTCGGCGTCGCAGTAATCGTCCAGGTCGCGGAGCGCCATCATCACGGGCGCTAGCCACGGCACGCCCCGCACCTGGCCAGGCCGAAGCACGCGATAGACGTGCATGATCTGGTCCGCTGGCACCGGCTGGCTGATGATGCCACCGCGCGGATTGAGGATCAGCACGCCACCCGGGTGGTAGCTGAACAGCCAGTACGCGATACGGTGGCCGTCCTCGTCGAACTGGACGCCCTCCATAACGTGGCCGTTGACCAGGCCCATCGTGCGGGCCTGATCCAGGAAATCCGCCTCCAGCATCTGAAGCTGCAGCGGAACGCGCAGCCCGGAATCCACCAGGCGCGGCCGGAATCGCAGGATGGCCTCCCCGCTCTCTGCCATAGTCCGGACGGTGAGCGTCTGCATGCCATAGAAGTCAAGGCGCTGCGGCTCGTCGCACGCCTCGGCGAAGAACGGCCACTCGGCATCGATGATCGCGTCGATGGCGACCGAGCCCGTCTTCGCCTTTGGAACGATTCCGGTTCCCACGACATTGCCGGCCAGCTCTTCGATGGCGCGCGCCGCGTACGGGTTGTTGCGGATGAGCTCCCGGCTGCGATTGCGCAGCCAGATGAGCGCGCCCATCAACTCGACGTTGGCGTCGGTCGATGCGGCGTACCACCCATAGGCGCGGCGTCCGGCGGTGGAACCGTCGTAACTGAAGCGTTGGGCGTGGCGCCGGCGATAGCCATCGACCAACTCGCCCACCGCACGCTGCACGGCGTAGCGTCCCGAGGATGAGGATCGCGCGGTCCAGTCGCGGCGCAGTAGCGGGATGGGGCGTCTTACCACCAGATCAGTAGTCATCGAATCGTTTCAGCTTGAAGCCGGGTTCCAGAATCAGAAAGTCCAGACCGTATTTCTCCCGGACCTCGTCGAGCATTGCCTGGAGGTTGTTGTAGGAGTCCGGCGATATTTCGAAGTCGGTCTCGATCACATAGAGCTTGGCGGTCGGCAGCTTCGACTTCGGACGAGGCTCCTTGGCCAGAGTCATGAAGCTCTTCGGGCCGTCGTCGCGCAAAGACGTACGGACGAACCGGCCTATCCGATCCAGGATCGTCACCGCTCCCGCCCGTCGAAAGTCTCCGCGTCTGGCCGATCCGCCGATGCCAGACGCAACTCCCGCGCCATTGCGTTGAGGGCCGTGTCGCTGAAGACGGCGTACCGCGATCCTTCAGGCTGGTCCTTGTCTGCTCCTTGCCGCGGCGCGCGCTCAAGGGCGTCCGCGATTTCCGCAATGCTCATCCGTTCACCCTTTCCTGAACAGACCAATCAACGAGAGCAACGTGGAAACCGCCATGCCGATCATGATCAGCGTCGTGCGCCAGTCGCTCTCCTTCTGGCCCTTCGCCCCGGTGTTCTCTGCGATTGCCACGGTCAATGCTTGAACCTGCTTCTGCAACTCAGGAAGGCCCTTCAACGCTTCGGCACGCGCCCCGCTCTCTTCCGCCAGATCGCGTAACGCATTTTCGACAATCGTCATGCGGTCAACCACCGGGCAGTGAAGGATGTGGTCAGAGAATTGTTTTCGGATGTCGTCCATCCATTTCTCGTGCGCCGCCACCCGCTCGGCCAAGCCATGCGTGCCCTTCAGGTCGATCTGGATAAGCCGCTCTTTGTTGTCAGCGACTTCTTTCAGCGCCGCCTTGACCAGCTCACCTAAGTTGGTCACGCGCTCGCTCAGCGCAGAGAGTCCCATCACTGCGTAAAGCCGGAACGATTGGTCGTCTCCGGTCAACGTCTTCAGATCGACATTTTCCATACCGAAGACTGCGACTTCTGATGCGAGTGCCGATCCCACCGATTGACCTCGGGCTCCCCTGGTTCTTTACCACCTGTCGTAAAGCGTCGGGCCGGTCGGACCGTCGCCACGCTTGTGCTGTGCCAGCCGCACGCGACCGCCCGTCGCGCCGCTTATCTCGCGGATGTCCTCTTCGATCTCGGCCTTTGCCTTCCGCAACTCATCGATGGTCCGGTACATGACCTCGCGGCCATCCGGAAAGCGCACGCGCAAAGTCGGGTCGCCAATCGCCGAGTTGACAGCGTCCAGGTTCGCCTGCAACTGCGCCAGCGTTAGAGCCATGCAAAAACTCCGTCGTTCGCCTTAGCTTCGGGCCACGTAGATTTTTTCCGAAAGTCCGCAGATTCTGCTTGATGTTCCGGGCGACCTGAGTGATGAATCGTGGTGCGCGGAGACGCGCAAGACATTGAACAAAAAGGATTAACACCAATGAAGACCAACGAAGCCACCAGCGCCACCGAAACCGCCGCCGTTGCGGAACAGGGCGCCACCGTTGCACCGGAGAAGGCCCCCTCGAAGAAGACTGCCAGCCCGAAGAAAGGCGCGCCCAACGGCCAGAAAAAGGCCAAGGGCGGCAAAGCCAAGGCCGCCGCGCCTAAGAAGGAAGCCAAGGCTAGCAAGAAGGCCGCAAAGCCCGCACAAGCCAAAGCCACCGCCCCGCGCGAGGGTAGCAAGACCGCCCAGGTCGTCGCCATGCTCCAGCGGAAGAACGGCGCCACGCTGGCCGAGATCATGGACAAAATGGCTTGGCAAAAACATACGGTTCGCGGATTCATGGCCGGCGCGATGAAGAAGGCCGGGTACACCGTCGAGTCCTTCAAATCCGACAAGGGGGAGCGGACCTACCGAATTGCTATGTAGGCCAGCCCAGGTGTTTTCCAACGGCCGCCGCCCGCGAGGGTTGGCGGCTTTTTTCTCTTTTGAGGCCACTTTCCAGAAGCTACTCTTCGTCCACTAATGCCTGTTTGGGAGTGGGCGGCGACGCTCGGAACGCCGTGAGACGCCACTTCCGCGATTAGGGCGTTTTTCAGCCAAGTTGTGTTTCTAAAGACTGGGCGACTTTCGTGGGCTTGGACACTGCGCGTCTTATTGGAGGTAGACAACACTAGGTTCTAGGCGCAGTCCGATGGCCCGGCACTCCTCCATCCGACCATGGATGCAGCGCCCCAGTTGCTGCCGCCCGAGCCCTTCGCGCTCGCACGGGGAGACCGGCTTGCCCGCGCTCAGTCGTTGACCTCGCACCAATTGAACACATAAGCGTCATAGTCCTCGGCACGAAAGTCGCGAATCGAATAGGGAAACTTCACCGTGAACGTTTTTCAGCGGACTGCTAGACTGAACAAGTCAGGAGCGTTCAATGTCTAATGTTACAAAATGGCTTGACGAGCAGAAGCAGCGATATCAGCAAGCGATGGCTGGCCTTCGAGGCATCACACCGGGAGAACGAATGTCTGCGGCTGCCGCTCTTGGAGAACTGGGCTGCTTCGGCTGGGACTCAGTGGCCTCGCTCGCTAGGCTCCTCGCTGATGATCCAGACGAGCGAGTTAGAGCTTCACTAGCGAGTTCCTTAGCCGAACTCGGCAGCGATCTGCTCGAAGCTGCGCGCCAAGCGATGATTCGGCGCAAGGTCCCAAGTGCCGTCCTAACGCTAGACAACGACCCGCACGAACTGATTGCGGTTGTCCGGACGGAAATACTTCCAGCGCTTACGCGGGCGATCCAGTCAAAGAACATCGCAACAAGCGATGCTGCCTTAGCTGCCCTCAGCTCAATAGCCCTCACCGGTGCGGTGGGCTTCGAGGAACTGCCCGAGATTGTCACAGCGATCAGCGCTTCAATACGAATCGCAACGGGGGCGGAGGGGCGACCGACTCCGGCTGTCTTCTCGACCTTCTGCCCGAAACAGGCCCTCTTCGAAGCCCCATCCCCACTCTATGTATATGCCCACACGATTGACTCGGTGTTTGAGGTTCGTCGAGACGTTGAAGCACTGAAGCACGAAATGCGTTTTTCAGGTCCACATGCCACCGGCGTTCTTCCTCGGCTTGCTGCTGGTACTCCCATCACTGTTGTGCCCGAAGGCACGGACCTTGAGTTTGACCCGCCGGCTCTGACATTGAAATGGAATGCCCCTTGGCTGCGCTTCGCTTTTGCGTTCACCCCGAAGGATACGGGTGCCGTCAGTAGAAGTTCAATCCGCGTCTCAATATCTGTGGCCGACATTGAAGTCGCGTCCATTACGTGTCCGTTGACTGCATGGTCATTCCTTTCTAGTCATGAGATCACTCGAGCCAGCACAGTACCATACCAAAAAATATTCGTATCATATTCCCATAAAGATCTGGACGTGGTGTCTGCATATCGGCTGGCGCAGGATGCGCTGGGAAATGATCTGTTCATTGATACGTACTCACTTCGGTCTGGCGACGACTGGCGCTCTGCCTTACGGAAAGGGATGGACGAGGCGGAAATCATGCAGCTGTTCTGGTCAGAAAATTCCGCGCGCTCGCGATATGTTCGTGAAGAGTGGGAGTACGCAATGGAGTTTCGCTGTCCATCGACTCGGTGCGCAGGTTTTGTTCGTCCGGTCTATTGGACGAATCCGATGCCTGTTCCTCCAGAGCAGTTGCGCCATCTACACTTTCGGTTCGTCGCTCTCACGCGCACGAGCTAAGAGCGCTGCTCTTCAGCTAGTTCCGCGCGCACGTGATCCATAGGCCGCTCTAGTTAAGAACTTGGCTCAGGACATGATCATGATTGCACTCGCAGCGTTCCCTGCAGGTCGACTTGCGGCTGCCAAGTACTATTCCGCGCCGAAGCGTTCGATCCCAGGAGCGCAGAGTCGAGCTGCGATCCATTTCGCACGCGCGCAGACCGACCTGACGGCCACACCGCGTGCTACTCCTAGCCAACGACGTACGCGCCCGAGTCTCAGCTCCTCTGTGACGGCGTAGCGTTTACGGAACCACATGAGCGAGTAGTCGCCATCTCGCCGAAGTGCCACGCTCTCCCACACAGTTGTTTCGGCGCGGCAACGGTCCACCTCACGCTGCCCCCTTCCGGCGCTCCTCGGCGATCTCCTCGAACGTCCGCCCGTCTCCGTCCAGGGTGGCGCGCCTGCCCGCCAGCGTCTGCCATCTGGAAATCACCACATCGACGTACTTCGGATCGAGCTCGACGCCGACGCAGACGCGCTCGGTCAACTCCGCTGCGGCGAGCGTGGTGCCACTGCCCAGGAACGGCTCGTACACCAGTTCCCCTCGCTTGGTGTGATTGAGAATCGGCCGGCGCATCAGCTCAACCGGCTTTTGCGTGGGGTGGTCGTATTTCTCTTCGCCCGAGCCGCCCATGATGAACTTCGGCGATGGCGAATCCCAGATCGTCGAGTTCTCGCCGGCCTTCCCGAACCATGGAGCATTCTTCTTCCGCACATACCAGCAGGGCTCATGCTGATACCAGTAGTGCGTGCGCGTCAGGACCGTTCGCCCTTTGTTCCAGATTATCTGTTGCGGATAAAGGAACCCGATTCGAAGCAGGCCGTTCAGCACTTCGCGCGTGAAGATGGACGCGTGCCAGACGTAGGCGATTTGCAGGCTGGGTACTAGCTCGAAGGCCTCCGACCAGTCGGCCCGGGTGTCCCCCGAGATCGTCGTTTCCGTATGACCCTCCGTGCGGTGCTTCATATAGCTCGCCTCGGCTGGGCCGCAACCGTTTAATCCGGCGCGGTCGCGCCACTCGGAATCCAGCTCAATTCCATAGGGCGGGTCGGTCACCATCAACCGCGGCTTGCGCTCGCCTAGCAGCTTCACCACGGCTTCTGGGCTGGTTGCATCCGCGCACAGAACCCGATGCTGGTTGCGGCGGTCGCCGCAGAGCCACAGGTCGCCGGGCCGGGACACGGCGTTCTCCGGCAAGGGTGGTGCCGCGTTGGCCCTCTCCTCGTCTTCCGGATCGGCCAGGAGTACATCCAACTCCGCGTCCGTGAATCCCACTAAGTCCAAATCGAAGCCGTCTTCTCGAAGCGACGCCAATTCGACCCGCAGCATCTCCTCATCCCACCCGGCATTCAACGCCAGCTGATTGTCCGCGATGACCAGGGCCCGGCATTGCGTTTCGGACAAGTGCCCGAGCACGATCACGGGGACCTCGGTCATGCCCAGTTGTTGCGCCGCCAAGACCCTGGCGTGCCCGGCGATGATGCGACCGTCCGCTGCTACCAGAATCGGGTTTGTCCAACCCCACTCACCCATCGAGGCGGCAATCTGGGCGATCTGTTCGGGGCTGTGCGTGCGCGGGTTGGTGATTCGCGGGATCAGCCGATCTATCGACCAGCATTCCACCTGAATGTCAATTCGAACTTTCATAACTCAGCCCACCCTCCGTGCGCTGCCGTAGAACGGCGCGCGAACTTTTCGACGCATCGCGATTGCCTTTGTGCATCGGCCCGCAGTTACTGAAACCAATGGGGCCGCGATGGAATCCACCTGGGGGGCGGTTGATGCCGGTCGCGGTCGTGGTACCAGGGATCGTCGGAATGGTGTCCCCACCCGGCATCGCGCCACTGCGTCGCGCCCTGCGCCGCCTCCGGTTGCTCGCGTTGCTTCACGCGAGCCGACGCGACTACGCCACGGAGCGGTGCCGGCGGCTGTAGGGGCACCTTGGCTGCGGTCGCCGCAGCTTTCTCACCGCAGACGGGACAGCATCGCGGACAGAATGTTCCGCGATGAAACACCGGCTGGTGCATCTTCTCGGCCCGTCCGCCGCAATTCTGGCAGGTGGCGTTCACGATTCCGGTCTGGACGCAGTGACCCATTCTAAGACCTGCTACAAGCGTTCCCCGCTTAGCATCGCCTCGATCTGTTCAACCTGTTTGTTCAATCGGAACCGACCGGCGATCAGCGATTGCAAAGCGGCGTAAGCGTAACATCGCGCGTCCAACGCCTCGTTGCGCGTGCCCGGCTTCTTGATCCACTCGCGATGCGCGAAGCCCTTGCTGTACCGCACGCGACACGTCTCGGCCGTAAGCTGCTCAAAGTAGCCCGCGTCGTACTGATCGCTGATTGGAAAGTGACAGAATCCGGGTCCAGGCTCCGTGATTTTAAGCCGCGCGTACAGCGCTTCTTTTGCGGCATCCACACCAATGACCCACAGCGGGCGATTATCTTTCGCCTTGCTGTGCATGCGCGGCCAAATCGGTCGCTGGCCGGCCGCGCCCTTGATCGGATACATCTTGGGCGCTGCACTCCGGCGCTGCCTCTCGTTGCAAAACCCCTGCACGATCGGCTGGTGGAAACCCGAGTCCACGCATGCCACGGCAATCTCGAATTCCCGCCCGCACGGATGATCGAACCGCAACGACAGCACCTGGTCGAACGCGTCCCACAGATCACGTTGCGCCGGATCGCCGGGCAAAACAATGTAAGCCAGCGACCACGATTCCTCGTCGCGGCCCCATCCCACGATCTCCAACTCGATGCGGTCAGCCTGAAGGTCCGCGCCCAAAGTAATCAGCACCACGCCCGCCGGCAGCTTGACATCCGGGCGGTATGCCTGCCGACGCCCCAGCAACTCGCCCGCGTCGGTCCTGGTGGCGCCGGCCTGCTGGAACGTCTCGGCCAGGACGGTGTTCGTGAAGGTCTGCATCCGCTCCGGCGACTTCCGGGCGCGGAGGAAGTCCTTCGCCAGTTGCGCCCACGTCGTCCACGGCGAGTACAGCCCATTCAACCAGAAGCCTGCCGTCTCACCATCGCCGGGCGCTTCCCCCCGCCACTGGCCACGCTGCAGCATCTCCGGCTTGTGGTGGTCCGCGATCCGCTCGTGGCAGCGCTCGCATTCGTACCACGCCTCGGCGGGTTTCCGGTCCGGCCACTTCACCTGCGCCCAGCGCAGAGTCTGGAACGTGCCGCAGTGCGGGCAGGGAACGAAGTATTTTCGCTGATCCGATTCCAGGTAGGCCTGTTCGATGCGGCTCACGTCCGCAATCGTCGGCGTCGAAATCATCGCGATCTGCCGGTTGGCGAAGGTCCCCGTGCGCCTGATCGCCAGGTCCACCGGGTCGCCTTCTTCCGTGCCCGCCGCACCCGTGGATGCCGATGGCGGATAGGCATCCACCTCGTCCATCAGCAGGAACCGCGCCGGCATGGACCGCAAGCCCACGGAGCTGTTCGCGCCGGTCGCCACCAGCACGCCGCCCGGAAATTCCTTCGCCAGGATCGTATTGCCCGAGTCGCGCTCGCGCGGATCGGAGACGCGATCCGCCAGCACCGAGGTGTTCTCGATCATCGGCGCGATCCTCTGCCGCGAGAACCGTTTGGCAAGCTCTACCGTTGGCTCTACCAGCATCACCGGGCCCGGCGCGTGGTGGATGATGTAGCCCAACGTATTCAGCAGAACCTCGGACCCGCCGATCTGCGCCGGCTTCATGAACACCACCCGCGAGTACGGCGAGGACGGGCTGAGGCAGTCCATGATCTCGCGCAGGAACGGCGTGCGCGACGTGCGCCAGCGGCCCGGCTCGCCAGCCGACACGCGTGAAAGAACCCGGTATTGATCGCTCCACTCGCTGATGGTCAGGTCGGGGTCCGGACGCAATGCGTCGGCGAACACCGCGCGGATGCCAGCGAGGATGATCTCCGGCGCGGGAGGATTTGCCGCCGCCATCATTTCAACAGGTCCCCAAGACTGCCGGTGTCAGACCGCAGGCGCGGTGGATCTCATCGCACAGCTCCTTACGGAAAATCCCCGCCAAAGCCGACTCCCCGGCCGCACTGACTTCAGATACCCGCGATGGCATTGGCCAGGGCCTCCAGTTGGCGCGCGAGTTCCGTCTTCAGCGTCACGTGTACTTTCTTGGCTTCGCTTTCGGCGGCCAAGACCGTCGCCAGCCGGTCCGGGAGCCCCAGAATGCCATCGCGGACACCGCGGACTGCGTCGGCAATCGTCTTCCGGACGAGCTCGGCCTCTATCAGCTTTCCTTGCCGAGTCTCGTACTCCAGTCTCCGCAGTTTCGCCCGGAATACCATTTCCACCGTGCGCGCCTGCCCGAAGCTGGCGCCGGTCTGGCCCAAGGATTCGCCGGCTGGCCGCGAGGGGGGCGCGACTGGGGCGGCGGGCGGCACGTTCACGTCATCGACCGGACGATCGTCCAGCACCGTGTCGGTGGCCGCCACATCAACCTTGCCGCCACGCATCACCAGGATGCCGTTCTTGGCCAGCTTGCTGATATAGGGCTTCGAGACGCCCCGGTGCTTGGCGTATTCGGCCTTCGTCATCAGCCGTGGCGTGGTTTCGGTGGCCATTTCTTCTACCGGTGAACTACACGCGCTCTCATATCGCGGCTTCCAAGGACTCGATCTCTCCCGGAATCAGAGGGTTGGTTCGAAAACTCCAAGAGCGGCGGTTAACCGAGTTAACCAGGAGTTAACCACTTTTTCGGGCCTGACGGTGCGCGAATACCGCAGCATTCCCACCCGCGGCGCCGCCTCGAAAATCAGGTCCCTGAAATCTCAGGACCCGGCCTACAGTCCAACATGTTGGACGTCCCGCGCGGTCGCCGCCTCGCCGGACGGTTCCTGAAATGGGCCGCCGCCATGCAGGGGAGGCCAACCGTTCGCGCCCCTGCGCCCTGTGTTGCGCCGTCTGCCTCCGGGTTGGCTGGTTGGACCACCCGCTGCCTCGGATGCGCCCAAGTTCCCCTGTTCGGAATGAAACGGCCAGCCGCACCATCCCGGTTTTAGGCCGCGTTCCATCGCGATGTGCCTACCGCCCACGCGACCCTTGCGTGCCATCAGAAGCCCTGCGTTACCAAGAACGTGTGCCTGCTGGCGCCCTTCCGTCGTCCCATGCCGAGGGCCACGGCGGGAGTAACCATGGGCAGGTTGGCCAACTCAGCTAGTTCGGCCATGCCGGTGTTCACCGCCCGCTCATACCAATAGCGCGTCTGGTCCACAGTCTTCTTCGCGGAGCTGTGCCGATGGTCGGACGGAACGAACCGGATTGAAACCCCGGCTTCCACCCACTCCGCTCGTCCCTGCGCCACAAAACGCTTCGCGCGATTCCTCGACGTGAATTCACACTCGGAGACAGGGTTCTCGATTCGAATAGTTTTGCGCATAGTCCTCCTGCGTGCCCAGGTGGGATTGCGAGTATGCCCGCAAGGAGGTGCAGAAACGTGGCGGGCACCTTCGGAAAGTGCGTTGTGAGTCCCGCCTCTCGTAGGCGGACGCCACAGCTTACACCTCCTCAATATCATTTGCCGACTTCAGTCGTCAACAGACAAATGCAAAGGGGCAGCGCGGGCCTACAGGTCACCCAAGAAGAGCCTTCGGTGAAGCGCCACCGGGCGGGCGTCGAAGCCTAAGCCATCTTCGGGAATGGTATTACGGCCAGATTGGCAAATTGAATCTCGGTAGAGCGAGCGCTCAACACCCGTGAGATTCCACATAGCGCTCCAGCTTCAGCTTGTCGAGTTCGCATTGTTTGCGGGCATCTTCCGCCGATTTCCTGACATCCTCGCACGCTTCCCGTGTGGCCGTCGCCGCGAACTTCTGAGAGCTGCTGAGCGGGCCATCGAATACAGCGCCGCGCTGTTTCGATATGCTGCGAGAAGAGGGTCCTTTTGTGCGCAAGGCATCACCGGCCAGAACAGAAATTTGGTTGGCTTACGAGACTAGTCGGAGGTCGCCGTGTCGCTCTTTATTTGCGGGGGCAGAAGATCCTTGAGCAGTTCGAAGTATTCTCCCGGAGGAATCTCGGCCTTGGATAGAGCCGAATAAAGAACAGGGAGCGAGACCATACGACCGCGTTTAGGAATTTCTATAGACTCCGTGCCAATACCCTTCACCAGAGACCAGTTTCGCGGGCTTTCGTTATAAACCCGCCATCCCTTTTCTATCAAAATACCTTTCAGTTGGTCGGGGCTACACGGCAGAATTGCAGGCATATTCGAGTTGGGGTGCTTTGGTGAGCCGCAGTGGTACTGTGACGGAAACGTGCTTGTATTCCTCGGGCCGTTGCACCTTTACTTTCACGAACTCGCCATCCTCATAGGATGGACCTTCCTCTGCCGTGTTGGGGACAAATTTGGAAAACCCGGCGCGTCGGAGGATTTTGTCGAGTCGGTTGAAATCGAAAGCAGTGGTAATGTGAAGCGTGATAGCTTCCTTAATGGCCTCCAGCGCATCCGCTTCCGTTTCGTCCTGGGAATAGATGTCTAGCGTCGGGCAGTGGCTTACAAACACCCCTGCATCGTCATCGCGATGAACCGTGCAGTTCATGTTGATCGTAAACTCTATGGTAGCCATAAGCGTAAGTGCCCTGTATTCTAATGGTCAGGGACTCCAATTACAATAGTACCATGGATATTTTCAGTGCGCAACGGTACTACGTGTGTTTTCAATCGTTTACCGGCATCAATCTGTCTGCGTAATTAGCGTTCAGGGGTTAACCTCAAGCAATTCCTGGATCCTCCACCCCGATTTGTTAATCCCGAAGCCATGGCGGGGTCTTGCCGGATCGAGGAATGAACCCTGCAGGAATTGTAGTACGCGAAGTGGAGCTTCACGCCTGGGTTCTCTGTCAGAGCTGCTCGAATGGAACACCCTGTTCATAGAGGGCCATCAACTCCTGCCCAATCCACAACGGACCACACCAATCCTCTTTCCAGCCCCAGCGTTGATCGAAAGGACCCCGGAACAACTCGTCGGGAAAAGGAATACGTGCGTGCCGGTTCTCAATCACCACGACGCGTGGCGTCCCCGCATATCGATGCGCGCTGGGAAGCGCGTCTTTGAGTTCGATGGCCAGGCGTATGCCGTCGAGCGGACGTATTTCGCCACCGTCTTGCTGGCGTCGATACAGGCGGCGCCAGATCTCAAGGCGCTGTTCACTAAGCTCGTATTTGCTGAGAACAACGATCGCGCTAATCGACGTGTTGACGTCTCGCGACAAGAAAGGGTCGGCCAGGTCCTGCAAGTCAGGCGGCAACTCCCACCGTTTGGCAAACCGCCGCGCCGACGGGCGCGGATCAAGTCGATCACGGCTACGGCTGTCGTTAAAACCGGGGCCGAAGGCCGCGGAACTGGCGGTATGCGGATTGAGCGCGCGAATCGCGGAATCGGTATACAGAGCAATGCCTAACGGCAGAAACTTGAACTCGCGCAGTTGATTTCGTGCTCTCCGCAAGGCGTTCCGGATCGCAACACACGGCGAGAAACCGCCGACTGCGCCCACGCCGGGACGATCAAGGCCCTCCATCTCAATCAGGCAGGGGACTTCGGCACGATGTACCAGGTAATCCGGTCGTCGCCGGCCGATGACGGGCTCGTACTCCCAGGTCAAACCTTGCGAGCGCAGGTAGGACTCGAAGAATTCCTCCCCAATCGGCCGAACTCGCGTAGCGACCTTCACTTTCTCCAGCTTACACAATAAAGATACAAAAGGTGCCCATTCGCGCCCTCCAAATCTCCGTCAGAGCGTAGGATGGAGGGCGCGCCGACTTGGTCGGGTCGCCGAGGGTTCTACAGACCCGATCCCAAGGTTTACAATAATCACGCAGGTCCAAACCAGACATGGTAGAACAGTGCCCGACGTGCAGAACTCGTTTTTCCGTTGATAACGCAGAAATGGCGATGATCCCCTCGCATTGCGGTGAATTGGAGCAGATTATAGAGGTTTATGCCCATATCTGCCCGGAGTGTGCACAGCGCATCGTTTACGCCAGCATCTCGGACGACCCGGAGGAAGGCGCGACCCGGATCTATCCACCACTTCGAGAGCAGCTTGACTTCTCGGAGTACGTGCCGCCTGGACTACTTCGGGATTTTGAAGAGGCGAGGAAAGTACTCGACATCAGCCCGAAGGCAAGTGCAATGCTGAGCCGTCGCTGTCTTCAGCGGCTCCTGCGGGAGCAGATGGGACTCAAAGCCAAAAATCTGGACCAGGAGATTGAATCGGCGTTGGTTTCCAATCTGCTGCCCTCCTACTTGGCAGATGACCTTGACGCGGTGAGGATCGTTGGCAATTTTGCCGCGCATCCAACCAAAAGCGAGGCGACAGGGGAGATCGTCGATGTGGAGCCGGGCGAAGCAGCATGGACGATCGAGGTTCTCGAAGGTCTATTCGATTTCTGTTTCGTAGCGCCCATCAAAGCGGACCGACGGCGCCAAGACCTCAACAAGAAACTCACGGAATCGGGCCGACAGCCAATGAAATTGGCCCCCGTAATCGTCATCCCTCAGAGAAATGCGAACGCGTGATAGGAGTAGAGAGCCCCGGAGAATCGGAGAGCTTTGATTCATCACGCAACCAGAACCGGGTTTCGCATAGGCTTGCCGGCGTCTCACACGGAAACCTGGGGTGCCAATTACGGTGACGGGTGCCGCTATTGTCCCAATAAGCTCTCCCGAAGTTCTTTGCCCGGCCTGAAGTAGGGAATTTTCTTTGGAGGGACTTCGACTCGCGCTCCGGTTTTCGGATTGCGTCCAATGCGGCTTCGTCTTTGGCGAACATGGAAGCTCCCGAATCGGCGGATCTCCACCTTCTCGCCTCGGCCCAGTGCCTGCACAATGCTGTCGAGGATCAATTCCACGATGACTGTCCCTTCCCCGTGAGGAATCTGCAACAACTCGGAGACCTCGTCGATCAGATCCGCCCTCCTGAGATTGGATTCCTTCGTTTTCGCATCGTCCCCGTCAGAATGCAGCATGGGCTGATGCTAATCCCGGAGACCCATGACGGTCAAGCTGCGCGGAGCGGATAATGAGATAGAGTTTTCTAAAACGATGTCGCAGTTCGTCCAGATCGGACTTCCGAAATCGGCGTTGAGCAAAGAGGGATGCTTGTCGCCTGCGGAGGTGAGACAACGCGTCGTGCGGCTACAGGCCATCACGTTGGCTTGGATGACGGTTGAATGCGGCGTTTCGCTGGCCGGCGCTGCTGCCGCACATAGCCCGGCATTGCTGGCCTTCGGTGCCGACAGCTTTGTGGAGTTGCTCTCCGCCGTAATTGTTCTTCTTCAATTTCTGCCATCCTTTCCGCTCAACAAGGTACGTGCTGCGCAATCAACGGGCGTTCTTCTTTTCTTGCTGGCAGCCGTGGTTGCGGTGTCCGCAACTCTAGCGCTTGTGCGCAGGGTTCATCCGGAGACGAGCTTTGCCGGCATCGGCATCACGGCGGCGGCTCTGATTGGCATGCCGATTCTGGCCCGGAAGAAACGTGCCGCCGCTCGTGCCACCAACAACCATGCCTTGGCCGCAGATGCCGTGCAGTCCGCCACGTGCGCCTATCTCGCTGCCGTCACCTTGCTCGGCTTAGCCCTCAACGCGGGTTTTCATCTTTCGTGGGTCGATTCGGGCGCGGCATTCATCGCCATACCGATAATCGTCGTCGAGGGACTACGAGCTATGCGGGGTGATGGTTGTAGCTGCTGCTGA